CGGCCCGTGGGTGCCGGACGAATGGATCGACCGGGTTTTCGAGGCGTGCGCGGCGGCGCCGTGGCACAACTACCTGTTTTTGACCAAGTACCCCGACCGATACGCCGCCCTGGCCAACGTCGGCAAGCTCCCGAAGCGCCGGGAGTGTCCGAATTTTTGGTACGGAACGACCGTCACAAAGGGCGGAAACAGAGCTTTCACGCTGGGCGTGACCTTTAACACGTTTTTGAGCATCGAGCCGATCAGCGGCCCACTGAACGCCGGACTTGGCAGTTTCGGCGGAGCCGGCTGGATCATCGTTGGAGCAGAGACGGGAAATCGTAAGGGTAAAATCACGCCGGAGCGTGCCTGGATTGAAAACATCATAGAGGCGGCGGGCATCACCAGCGCCCCCGTTCTCATGAAGGACAGCGAGGAACTGCGGGCCGTGTGGGGCGACGACCTGATCCAAGAGTGGCCGGAGGCCCTGCGGAGGGAGCCGGACATCCCGATCCCCCATTGCCTCGTATGTGAGGACGCCCACGGCGTCCAGCAGGGAAAGAGAGGCACAGCATTTACCTGCACCCACGGAGGCCGGGATCAGCACATCCTGGGCAGATACACCAGGACGTCCCCGCCGTGGTGCCCAAAAAGAAAGCGAACCGAATAATTCCCGTTGAGGAGGATGAAGCCATGAACAGCAAAGAGAGCGCCGGCGCCGTCGCCGGTCAGATCGCAGTCATTAGCACGCGCATTTTGGACCTCGCCATTCAGAAGGGCGTCGCCGCTGGCGTCCAGGCCGCGGAGAGCCACCTGGAGGACGAGCGCAAGCAGCGGAGGAAGGACCGGTACAACCGACGCCTCCATAACACCCGGCTGCTGTTGAAGAATTACAGATCGTTGAAGCGCCACGCCCTCGGCGCTGTTTATACCGGCAAGGCGGCAAACGCGGCCATTAAGGCCAAGGAGAACGCCGTCGACATCCTGGAGAGTTTAGACGATCAGTACATCGACGACACCCAGTACATCGAGAGCATCAAGCGCAGCCAGCAGCGCACGCGCATCATCATCGAGCATATCGACGAAATGGTGCGCTATTGGCTCATCGACTGCCAACAGAGCGGCAAGGACGAAAACCTCCGCCGGTACCGCATTGTGTACGACACGTACATCGGGGAAACCTACGTCACCGCGGACCAGCTGGCGGAGCGGGAGCACATCGAGAAGCGGACGGTCTACAAGGACATCGGGGCGGCCATGCGGCCGCTGTCCGCGCTTATTTTTGGCATCGACGGCATTAAGCAGGATTGACACCGGGCCAAAAAATGCCAAGAAAAGGAATGGCGACCGGAACGTGGACGCGAGGACACTTTTTGGGCATTTACACGACAATAGGCACATGCTAAAATTGGGAGGATGAAAAATGTCTAGCAAGGGACAGGAACCCATCGACTACGAAACCAGGGCGACCCCGCGCGCAGTAACCGCGGACGGCGTCCCGGTTTTTTGCGCTTTTGACGCCCTTTTGCCGATCAGTGAGATTGTGCCGAATCCAGGGAACCCCAACCACCACGGCATCGACCAGATCGAGCGCCTGGGTAACATCATCCAGGCCACCGGCTGGCGCAACAGCATCACGATCAGCAACCGGTCGGGCATGATCGTCAAGGGCCACGGACGCCTGGAGGCGGCCAAATGGTCCAGGCTGACCGAGGCCCCGGTGGAGTACCAGGACTATGACAGCGAGGCGGAGGAATGGGCCGATTTGGTGGCCGACAATCGCCTGGCGGAGTTGAGCACCCTGGACGCCGGGGAATTGATCGACATGATAAACCAGATCGACACCGGAGAGGTGCCCATCGAAATGACGGGCTACACCCAAGAGGACATTGAGGACATCATCGCGGCCATGGGCGGAGCGGATGACGCGGAGGACGACGGCGTGGACAGCGTGCCCGCCGTCCCTGCCGATTACATCCCCATGACCAAGGCCGGAGACATCTGGCACATGGGCCGGCATCGCCTCCTGTGTGGCAGCGCCACCGACGACGACGCGGTCGCCCGGCTCATGGACGGAGAAAAGGCCCAGCTTGTCCACACGGACCCGCCCTACGGCGTTTCATATGAAACACAGAGCGGGAAGTTTGACATGATTGCCAACGACGACCTGGACGCCGACGCCCTCATGCAGCTGTTGATCCCGGCGTTTAAGAATTATGTCAAGTACACCGACGACGACGCGGCATTTTACATCTGGCACGCATTCACGGCGTTTAGAGATTTTGACGACGCCATGACGGCGGCGGGCATCGTCAAAAAGCAGTACATCATCTGGTGGAAGCCGGCGCCCGTCCTGGGCCATGCAGATTATCAGTGGGCCCATGAACCCTGTTTTTACGCCCAGAAGGCCGGCCATCAATGCCATTTTTATGGAGACCGAGCCCAGCGCACAACCTGGAAAGCCGTACTGCGGGGCGCGGACGGGACAGCGACAACCCTTTCCGGCGGCATCGTCCTGACCGACGGCCAGGGCGGCAAGGTCTACCTGTCCAGCACGCCGCCCAAAGGAAAGAAAATCCGGTACATCCGGCTCAGTGAGGGGCGCAGCGTCCTGCTGTACCCGGAGAACAAGGCAAGCACCGTCTGGGAGGTCGCACGGGAGACCAAGACCGAGCATCCCACCCAGAAGCCCGTCGAGATACCACTGACCGCCATCACCAACAGCACCCAGACCGGTGACCTTGTGATCGACTTTTTTGGAGGGAGCGGCAGCACCCTGATCGCGGCGGAAACGTCCGGTCGGAGGTGCTACACCATCGAGCTCGACCCCAAGTATTGCGACGTCATCGTCAACCGATACGTCAACCTGACCGGGAACATCGGGGTAACATTGGAGCGCGACGGCGAAATGCTGCCGTATGGCCCCATCAAGGCCCAGAACGACCTGGACAACGGGATCGAAGAATAATACCACAAGCACATCGGGGGCGGCCAGAAGGTCGCCCCCCGTCGCCACATCGAGGAAAGGAGGGAACACCATGGCACAGAACCAGACCGAGCGGGAACTGTGGGAGCAGCAGGACGGAGAGGGAACCACAGCATTTAACCATTTTGTGTTTTACCGGGACATGCGCTACCCCCGCGTGACCAGGACGGTCAAGGACGACAAGGGAAACGTCACCGCCCAGACCACGGCGGAAATGGTCATGGACGGGAGCATCCCCTACGTCAAGCGCAGCCTGCGGAAGGTCGCGGCCGCGTTTAACATGAATTTCCGCGCCATCGCCCGGCAGAGTGAGGCCGGCCAATGGGTGAAGCGTTGCGAGGCATACGACGTCTATGTGGACCGGAAGAACCGAGAGGCCGAACAGGCCGCAATCATCAAAATGCGTCAGGAACACGCCCTCCTGGCCCAGCAGATGATCCGCAAGGCCACCCGGCGGCTGTTGAAGCTGCCGGAGGACGAAATCAATGCCGCGGAGTTGACGCGCATGGTGGACGTTGCGGTTAAGGTGGAGCGGTTAAGCCGTGGAGAGAGCACCGACAACCAGAGCGTCACCCACGCCGGAGAGGTCGAAGTCAAAAACGAACAGCGCCTGGATCTATCCGGGCTGACGAATGAGGAGCTCGACCAGTTTGAAGGACTACTCGCAAAAATTAGCGGCGCTCCGGACGGTTGACGCCGCCCGCGCGCTGTCGGAGATCAAGAGGGAAAAGGCGGAGCGCAACCTCTCGGAATTCATCCGGCAGGCGTGGCCGGTCATCGAGCCGGGCACCGAGTACATCCACAACTGGCACATCGACCTCATTTCCGAGTACATGGAGGCCGTGAACGCCGGGCAGATCACCCGCCTGGTTATCAACATGCCACCGCGGCACATGAAAAGCCTCCACGTTACCGTTTGTTACCCTGCCTGGACGTGGACGAGGCACCCGGAAAAGCGATTTATCAAGGTCAGCTATTCCGACAGTCTGAGCCGTAAGCACAACGTTCTTTCCCGCGACATCATTTTGTCGCCGTGGTATCAGCAGACCTGGGGCGACCGGTTTAGCCTGAAGGACGACGTAAACCGGCAAAACGAATTCAAAAACAATCACCAGGGCATGATGTTCTCCACGTCCGTCGGCGGCGCCCTGACCGGTGAGGGCGGCGACGTTATCATCCTGGACGACCCACAGAACCCGCTGCAGGCCAACAGCGACACCGAGCGAGAGGGCACGATCAATTTTTTCAAAAACACCCTACAGTCCCGACTGAACAACCCAAAGACGGGCGTTTTCATCGTGGTCATGCAGCGCCTCCACGAAAAAGACCTAACCGGTCACATATTGTCGGAGGATTTGGGGTACACCCATTTGTGTCTGCCGGCGGAGGCCCCAGAGCGGGCGACCGTCGTTTTCCCGATCAGCGGCCGGGAGATCATCCGGGAGGAGGGCGACGTCCTCAACCCACAGCGTTTTGACAAGGGCGTTTTGGAGGGCCTGAAAAAGAGCATGGGCTCTTTGCAGTACGCCGGGCAGTATCAGCAGACCCCGGCGCCGGCGGAGGGCGTCATTTTCAAGCGAGAGTGGCTGAAGAACTTTTTCAACCCAGCCGCGGCCCCCCACCAGCAAATGCTGATCCAATCGTGGGACATGGCATTTACCAAGAGCGAGGGCTCGGCCAAGGTCGCCGGTTTTAT